CACGAAGATTTTTCATACGCATCATTCAGCGAAGGAGAGAAGATGCGTATTGACCTTGCTCTCTTGTTTACTTGGAGAGAGGTTGCAAAGTATAAGAACTCAGTTAATACAAATCTCTTAATCATGGATGAAGTTTTTGATTCATCTTTGGATGGATTTGGAACGGACGACTTCTTAAAAATCATTAGGTTCGTCATCAAAGATGCAAACATTTTTGTAATCTCTCACAAGGATGGATTACAAGATAAGTTTGATAATGTGATTCGATTTGAAAAAGTTAAAGGATTTAGTAGGATGGTTTGAGATGACACAAAAAGTTTTAATCACTGGACATAAAGGTTTCATTGGACAGCATGTATTTGCTGATTGGAAGGAAACTCATGGTGGCTGGGTAACTGGATTGGATCGACCAGATGATGTTAGAGATTTTTCTGGTGGTGATTATGATCTTGTGATTCATCTGGCAGCATATGCAGACATTCGTGATAGTCAAGAGAATCCAGAGAAGTACTATGAGAACAATGTTGCCTCTGTAAGACCTTTGTTTGAGTGGTGTAGGGAAACTAATACGAGACTCCTTTACGCCTCTTCTAGCGCCGTAGAAGAGGGATACTGGGGCAATCCATATGCAATGACCAAGTGGATTAACGAACAGATGGCACCACCTAACTCTGTTGGTATGAGATTTACCACAGTTTATGGTCCTGGTGGTCGTGGTAATATGATGTATGATCTGCTCAAAGACAAGAAAGCAACTTATGTCACCAATCATAAGAGAGATTGGATTCATGTGAAAGATGTGTGTCGTGCCATTCGGTATCTTGCATCAAGTGATGTGACTGGACCTGTGACGATTGGAACTGGTGAATCTGTAGCGGTGAAAGATCTTGCGAAAGCATTCGGTCAAGGTCATCTTCCAGTTCTTGAAGATACGCCTGGAGAAAGACAAGATAATGTTGCGGACATATCTATCATGAAGAGTATTGGTTGGTTTCCAACAGTTGATATTTTCTCAACGATCTGATGCCCACTTATCGCCATAAGAATACAGGCACCAGATTTTTATTCGTTCATATTCCTAGAACTGCTGGAAGATTTATAGAGGAAAACATTCTTATTAACGAATTTGAGTGTGAACAAAAAAAGATTTGGAAAAGTGAGTGTGGAGTGGAGATTGCTCACTTTCACAAAGAACTTTATATGAAATTTCTCAATGTTTCTGGAGTACCTCACATAACCATTGTTAGGGATCCTGTAGATAGATTTTTCTCTACTTCAATATTTTTAAAACGAATGTATGGAAATGATATTGAACAGTTACTGGAAGATGAAAATACTTTCTTTTCAATGATAGAAAACTTTCCTCTTCCACAATCAATGAACTGGTTTAGACCACAAGTTGATTTTATTGGAGAAGAAACTCATGTATGGAAATATGAGAATGGATTTCAACAAGATTTCTCTGATTGGATGACTTCTATTCTTGGTATTGATTTTAAGATTGAAAAACTAAAATACTCATCATTGACTACTGATGAGTCTAATAAAGTGCAGAGAAGACCTAAAATCATACAAAATGTTAAACGTCTCTACGCAAAAGACTATAATACGCTATACCAAAATAAATAGTGTCACACAGCACAGACCATGCAAGACGAAAACACGCTATGGTATGATACAGTATTAAATCAAATTATTCAGGGCAATGAACACCCCAAACTGGCAACACCACTCCAAGAAGGATCAGAAGAGAAAACTGAAACCACAAGCTCTCCGCCAAGCGAAGGCGAGGCTTAGACAGTTCAAAAAGAGTCACATGACCTCGCCCAAAAGGCGGGGTTCTTTTGTATGATACGTTCATACGCAACAAATCAATGCTCAAGCACGAAATCAAATCTCAACTTGCTAAACTGCTTGCCACTGAGGACCTGGTGGTTGAGCACAAGAAAGTCCAAACTGCGAGTTTCAATGTCCACACTCGTGTTCTGACTCTTCCTAACTGGGATAAAGCAAGTAATGATGTCTATGACCTTCTTGTGGGTCATGAAGTTGGTCACGCACTGTTTACTCCAGATGTTGATTGGATTAAAGAACGTAAGATTCCCCCTCAGTTTGTGAACGTTGTTGAAGATGTTCGTATTGAGAAACTTATGAAGCGCAAGTATCTTGGTCTCCCTAAGACTTTTTACAAGGGATACAAAGAACTTAATGATATGAACTTTTTTGAGGTTGACGATGATATCTCTACTTACAATCTTGCTGATCGTGTTAATCTGTTTTACAAAATTGGAAATTTCCTTCCCATCACTTTCACTGAGGAGGAGCAAAAGATTGTTGACCAGATCGCTTCCACTGACACCTTTGAAGATGTCTTGGACGCTGCAGAAGCTCTGTATGCCTACTGTAAGGAAGAGTCGGAAAAAACTAAAGTTCCTGAACTAGACAATCTGGATATCAAGAATCAAACAAGTGGAAGTGGTGGTCAGATTTCTGAGCAACCTCAAGAATCTGAGGAGGGGGAAAATGATGAAGGAGAAAGTGAAGAAACTGAAACTAATCAAACTCCATCTGCTGGTGGAGGTGGAAAGGTAGATCAATCTTCTCTAGAGAATGGTGTTGATGATGACATTGATATCAAAACTGAAGCCACTCTTGAGAGTAATCTGAAAGAACTGAATAGTGCTTCAAACTTTGAAGAGACTGTATATCTTGAGGTTCCTCAAGTGAATCTTGACACCATTGTGATTCCAAACAAAGATATTCATCAAGAGTGTGATAAGTTCTATGCAGACATGATTGAACAAATGCCAGATATCTATCAAAACTCTGATGACTTATTCAATAAGTTTAAGAAGTCTGCTCAGAAAGAAGTTAACTATCTGGTCAAGGAGTTTGAGTGTCGCAAGTCTGCAAGTTCATACGCTCGTGCAACCACTAGTCGTACTGGTGTTCTGGACTGTGCCAAACTTCACACTTACAAGTTTAATGAAGATCTCTTCAAGAAAGTCACAGTTCTTCCTGATGGAAAGAATCATGGTCTGATCTTTGTTTGTGATTGGTCTGGATCAATGGGTAATGTTCTGCTTGATACTATCAAACAGATGTTCCAACTTGTTTGGTTCTGTAAAAAGGTTCAGATTCCTTTTGAAGTTTATGCTTTCACCACAGAGTGGTGGTCTACACCACACAACAAGAATGGTGTACCACAGTTTCCAACTAAGCACTATGAAAAGAAAGAGAATCTCTTAGCTATTCATGAACAGTTCAATATGCTGCAGATTCTGACAAGTGAGATTTCTAATCGAGAGTTTGATAAGCAACTGAATAGTATCTGGAGAGTTGCAACTCATTATAGTGCTCGTTACTATGCTGCTCCGATTCCAGATTTTCTCCACCTTTGCGGAACTCCTTTGAATGAGGCGATCATTTCTCTCTTCAAAATTATCCCTAACTTTAAAACTAAGACTTCTGCCGAAAAAGTTAATGTTGTGATCTTGACTGATGGTGAGTCAAATCATCTTTCTCGTCATCGTGAGATTAAGCGTCACTGGGAAGCAGAATCTTTTATTGGATATGGATCTATTCCATATGGTTCTATGCTCCGAGATCGTAAACTTGGAACCACCTATGATCTGTATGGGCAAAATGATTGTGACTCTACTTCAGTGACACAGTGCCTTCTCCGTAATCTATCTGAACGTTTTCCAACTGAAAATCTGATTGGAATCCGTGTCTGTGAAGGTCGGGAGTTTAATACACATCTTCGTCGTTACATTGGATGGTATAATCATTCCCTTGAGGAAAAGATAATCAAACAATGGAAGAAAGAGAAGGCAGTTTCTATTCCAAACTCTTCTTATAAAGCATACTTTACTCTTTCATCCAGTGCTTTGTCTGAAGACTCTGAGTTTAAGGTTGAAGATGATGCTACAAAAGCACAGATTCGCAGTGCATTCAAGAAATCTCTTGGTGCTAAGAAAACAAACAAGAAAATTCTTAGTCAGTTCATTGAACTGGTCGCTTGAGGAACTGTCCACTTCCCCTTTACTGGGGTCTCAAAGACCTCTATAATACATTCATACACAAACACCCAAACCATGACTCGTGTGAACCCTGAACAACTGATCGAAGACCTGACCACTCTCTACGGAACGGAACTGACTACTGCTGACATCAAGGGGTATTGTGCTGCTAATGATATTTCTTATCCGACTGTGACTCGTAAACTCGAACAGTTCAAGACTTCTCGTGGTCGTTGGAATCTTGAAGTGACTACCGAAGATATCAAACAAATCGAAAAATCCTTTGCTTCTCCCTCTGTGCAACCTGCATTTGAACAAAACCTGATTCCTCAGAAAGATGCCAACTTTGTTTCTTTTGGTAACTTCTCTGATGTGAAAAAGATTATCAAGTCTGGGATGTTCTACCCTACTTTCATCACGGGTCTTTCGGGCAATGGTAAAACGTTCTCGGTGGAGCAAGCATGTGCCCAACTTGGACGAGAACTCATCCGTGTAAACATTACTATTGAAACTGATGAAGATGATCTCATTGGTGGCTTCCGCCTTAATAATGGTGCCACAGTCTGGCACAACGGTCCCGTTGTGGAAGCCATGGCCAGGGGTGCCGTTCTGTTACTTGACGAAATCGACCTTGCTTCAAACAAAATCCTCTGTCTCCAATCCGCCCTTGAAGGTAAAGGAGTTTTCCTCAAGAAGATTGGCAAGCAGATTACGCCCGCCGAAGGTTTCCAGATTTTCGCAACGGCCAATACAAAGGGAAAGGGTTCCGATGACGGTCGATTCATTGGGACTAACGTGCTCAATGAAGCTTTCCTAGAGCGTTTTCCTGTGACCTTTGAGCAAGAGTATCCTACTGTTGCTACTGAAGCAAATATTCTGAAGAAGATTTGCTCTGATGAAGAGTTCTGCAAGCGTCTTGCTGATTGGGCAGATATCATTCGTAAGACTTTCTATGATGGTGGCATCGATGAAGTGATCAGCACTCGTCGTCTTGTCCACATCGTGAATGCATACAGCATCTTTGATGACAAAGCAAAAGCAATCAAAGTTTGTCTGAATCGTTTTGATGATGAAACTAAGACTGCTTTCCTTGAACTCTACGATAAGGTTGATGCTGACTTTGAACTTCCTACTCAAGAATCTGTCAAGGAGGTTGCGTCTGACTCACCTTTCTGATATAATTTGGAGAGGTTAGTAATGACTTCTCCTTATTATGTTTGGTCCTGAAGACGAAAAATCTTTTGTCGAAAATACCTTTACTTTGACTATGGAAACACCTGAAACAATGCCTGATTTGAATACTGAACCATCTCACTTCTGGAAGTATGAAGAAGATAAAACTCTGAAAGAGATTCGTGATTATCTCTCTGGAACTTACCGATCTCACTACACTTCTCAGGAATCTAAAACTCAGACTCTTGATCTGATTGAAAGTATTGGAGATGCTGAACCATTTACCCGATCTAATGCAATCAAGTATCTTTCTCGATTTGGTAAGAAAAATGGTAAGTCCAAACTTGACATCCTGAAAGCAATCCATTACTGTATTCTTCTTTATCACTTCTCTGGAATGCACAAGGAGTCCAGCTCCTATCCTCGTTGATCATGAAACTTAAAAACAAAACTATGAAACTGTCAGAAAAGACCATTTCCCTTCTCAAGAACTTTTCCAATATCAATCAATCGATTGTATTCAAGAAGGGTAACTCTCTTCGGACTATCTCTCTGATGAAGAATATCCTTGCAGAGGCAGAACTTGAAGAATCGATTCCTCAAGACTTTGCAATCTATGATCTTAATCAGTTTTTGAATGGTCTTTCTCTTCACCAAAGTCCTGAACTGGACTTTGCCAATGATGGATACGTTGTTATCCGTGAAGGTAAAATGCGATCTAAGTACTTCTTTGCAGATCCTGGAGTGATTACCACCCCTCCAGAAAAAGAGATTGCACTTCCTAGCGAAGATGTTTGCTTTGTTCTAAAAACTCAAGAGTTGGATAAACTTCTTAAAGCAGCAGCAGTATATCAACTTCCTGATATCTCCGCCGTTGGTGAGAACGGTGTTGTGAAACTCCTGGTTCGTGACAAGAAGAATGAAACTTCTAACGACTTCTCTATTGTCGTAGGTGAAACTGAATCTACTTTCTCTTTCAACTTCAAAGTAGAAAATATCAAGATCCTTCCTGGAACTTATGAGGTGGTTGTTTCTAGTAAACTTCTGTCTCGATTCAAAAGCACTGATCGAGATCTGACTTATTATATTGCTCTGGAACCCGATTCTTCTTTTGACAATGCCTAAGTGGGAAATTACTTACCGAGTCCCGAGTATGGGAACTCGGTATTTTACTAAGATAATGGAAGCAAGATACCAATGGGAGGCAAAAAAACTCTTTGAAGCAGAGATGCCTTCTGCTAATATTTGTGGTAATCCAAGACGAGTTCCTTTTTCATGAACATTTTTGTTACTGATCCATCTCCATATGTTTCTGCCAAAGTTCTTCCTGACAAACATATTGTCAAGATGCCTCTAGAAACCTGTCAGATGCTCGCTATTATTGCATCAGAAAAATGGGGTCATGGATTTGGCACCCTTCCCAAAGCAGATGGAGAACCCTATGCTACTGAGAAGGGTGCTTTTCGTAATCATCCCTGCACAGTCTGGGCAGGATCTTTTGTCAATAACTGGCAGTGGTTGATCCAGCACGGGTTTGCTCTCTGTGAGGAGTATGCTGCCCGCTACGGCAAGGTCCACACCTGCTTCCAGACCCTCCTAGCAGCACGAGAGATCTTCCCCACTGCAGACCCACAGGGACGCTCTGGGAAGGACCCTACGCCTTTTGTGAGGGCAATGCCTGAAGAGTTCAAGTACGATGACACCATTGATACCTTCATGGCATACAAGATGTACATTGCGTCTAAACCATGGGTAAAGGACAACTATCTAAAACTTCCTCATCGAAAACCTGATTGGATTTGATTATGAATACTTCTTGGACACTTCCCGTTGAAACCGTATTTAACGAAACAACTATGGAAGATGATTACATTTTGACCTTCCCAGAAGACTTGATTAAAAAACTTGGATGGAAAGAGGGAGATGTGCTAGACTGGCATCAGTGTCCCGAAAACCACCACATTGTTGTGCGTAAAGAAGTAAATTTTGATGAACATGCGTAATGAGTTCCTTTGGGTCGAAAAGTATCGTCCCAAAACTATTGAAGATTGTATTCTTCCAGATACTATCAAACAAACGTTTCAAGAGTTCTTGAATCGTGGTGAGATTCCAAACATGCTACTTGCTGGTCCTCCTGGTGTTGGAAAGACCACAGTTGCAAAAGCACTTTGTAATGAACTAGGAGCAGATTTTTATGTCATTAACGGATCCGACGAGGGTCGATTCCTCGATACTGTCAGAAACAATGCGAAAAACTTCGCTTCGACCGTATCGCTTTCGTCAACTGCTAAACACAAAGTCATCATCATTGATGAGGCAGATAACACAACCCATGATGTACAACTCCTCTTACGGGCGTCTGTTGAGGAATTTAATCGCAACTGCCGATTCATCTTCACCTGCAACTACAAGAATAAAATTATCGAACCCCTCCATTCCAGGTGTGCTGTGGTTGAGTTCGGAATCAAAACTAAAGAAAAACCAGCAATCGCAGCAAAGTTTTTCAACCGTATCAGGATTATTCTTGAGGCAGAAGGTGTTGAATATGATCAAAAAGTTCTCATCGAACTTATCAACAAACACTTTCCCGACTGGCGTCGAGTCCTCAACGAATGCCAAAGGTATTCGGTAGGGGGTAAAATCGACTCTGGGATTCTTGCAACTTTCTCGGACGTTTCTGTAAATGATCTCCTTAAAAACCTCAAAGAAAAGAACTTTCCTGAAGTTCGTAAATGGTGTGTCAATAACTTGGACAATGATCCTAGTGTATTATTGCGTCGTGTTTACGATGCTCTTCCTAATGCCGTTGACGGTCCTTCCCTTGCTGCTGCTGTCCTTATTATTGCTAAGTATCAGTATCAGATCGCATTTGTTGCCGACCAAGAGATCAACCTTCTGGCGGCGCTAACTGAAATTATGGTGGAGTGTAACTTTAAATGATTACTCAAAAAGAACTCAAGCACCATCGTCTCCAAGCGTGGTTGCGTGAACATCAATGTGATGACATTGAATATCTTGGAGAAAAGGATGGTGATTATTGGTATCGCATTGGTCCTCATGAAATCACATCCGATCAATTTGAAGACATTGAACTTGTAGGTGAGGTAGAACTATGAATGTAAAACTGCTCCGTATTATTACAGGCGAAGAGGTTCTTGCCGAAGTTCTTTCAGAAGATGAAAAGACTATTACTCTTCAAAATGGTCTGGTAGTTCTTCCAAATGCTAATGGCGTTGGATTTGCACCATGGGCAACTGTGATCAGTAAAGAAAACAAAGAGATTACTCTAAGTAGAGATCATCTTGTTTATGTGGTAGAATGTGATGATTCGGTACAAGACAAGTACGAATCTATCTTCGGAACTATTGTTAAACCAGAAACTAAAAAATTGATTCTATGAAATCGCTGAAAACTCCTCTTCGTTATCCTGGCGGCAAGTCTCGTGCTTGTACCAAAATGGATCAATATTTTCTTGATCTTCGTGATTTTAAAGAGTTTCGTGAACCGTTTCTTGGTGGCGGCAGTGTAGCAATACACATTACCAAGAAGTATCCAAACCTTAAGATTTGGGTAAATGATCTGTATGAACCTCTTGTAAACTTCTGGCAACAACTCCAAACCTTTGGGGTTGAAATGAAGGATGAACTTGCATCATATAAAGCAACTCATAACACCCCAGAGAAGGCAAGAGAACTCTTCAATAACTCTAAGGGTATTATTAATGAAAGAAACTCCGATAACTTT